ATGTCGACCAAAGCCGAGGCGATCGCATGGGCGACGGCACGCGAGGCCGAGATCAGGGCCGGCAAGGCGACCGGAATTCAAGCTGGCCGAACGGTCGGCGACGCGTTCGATCGCTATGAAAAGGAAGTGTCAGCCACCAAACGCGGGCATCGCTTCGAGTCTCTCAGGCTTGCGGCGATCGGCAAATGGGAGGTCAATGGGAAGCCGTTCCGCGACATGAGGCTGGCGGAAGCTTCGTCGGAGGTGCTCGGCAAATGGCGTGACCACCGCCTCAACACGGACAAGATGAGCGGGTCGACCGTCAATCGCGAGCTGAATCTATTGTCCAACGTCTTTGCGATCGCCGCCAAAGAGTGGAAATGGATCGCTAGCAGCCCGACCACGGACGTGCGGCGCCCGAAGGAATCGGAGCCGCGCGACCGGCTTTACACCGATGACGAGATCGAGCGCATCTGCCTTGCGCTTGGCTTTGACCTAGACGGCGACGAGCATGTCGAAACGATTAGCCAGCGGGTAGCAGTGGCGTACCTGTTCGCGATCGAGACCGCCATGCGCGCCGGCGAGATCTGCGGTCTGGTGCCCCGCGACGTGTCCGGCCGCGTGGCCACCCTTACCGAAACGAAGAACGGCACCAAGAGGAAGGTGCCGCTATCGAAGCGTGCCGTGGAGCTGCTCGAGCTACTGCCGCTGCCTGAGGAAGACGGCACGCTGTTCGGTGTTACGGCGAAGTCGCTCGATGCGCTATTTCGCAAGGCCAGAATCAGGGCCGGCGTCGACGACGCCACCTTTCACGATACGCGCCACCTGGCCATCACCAGGTTGGCGAAAAAGCTCAATGTGCTCGACCTGGCTCGCATGGTCGGTCACCGCGACCTCAAGCAGCTGCAGGTCTACTACAACGAGACAGCTGAGGCGATGGCTGAACGGCTGGACTGATCAAGCGTACCAGTCGGTTCGCCAACCAACCGCTCTGGAATACTTTGAGGCTGCGGCTGCGCCGGCCGCATTGGATCGACCCGCATAGGCAAGAACAACGGCTCATCGCGCCGCGGGCCTTGTCGCTTGACGAAGCCGATGTCGATTCCACCGGGTGCTGGCGTCAAACTCAAGCGCAGCGGGGCTGGTGAGGAATCGACGGCAGCGGCAAGCGACCGCATCATGAAGAACAGTGTCTCGCCGTGCTGCGCAGCTAGATGCAGGCGACGAAGGCTTTGACTGCGCACGTGCCTATGCCGGGCGCTGCCGGACCCAATGTTGTCCGGCCAAAATAAGAGGGCTCCGCAGCTGCCACTGCGCAGTACCTGCTCGGCCGCCCAAAGCGCGTCCTCTGTTCGCTTGGCACGAAGCCATACTATCGCCGCCGGCGGGACCCCCAGCGCGGCGAGGGCCAGAGTCTGGGGCGCGTGAGGCGGCAGGAGGAGCACGACACGGCGCTCGGCGACCGTTGCCAGAGCAGGCGCGAGAAAGCGAATCTCACCAATCCCTGGCTGCTGTAACAATAGATCGACCAACGTTCCCATCGGCCAGCCCCGGCCGGGAAGCTGGTTCGACAGCGCCAAGTATCCCGTGTCAACGCAACGGGTTGCGCTGCGCGCCAGTTGGGAGGCAAGCCAGAGTGATGGATGCAGCGCTTCGGGCGGTCGAGAGTCGGTCGGAAGGATCATAATTACAAATTAGAAATACTGTATGTTTGTACAGTATAACTCGTGCAATTGACCCGCCTCAAACTGTAGTTTGGAAGCCGTGCGAACATCCACCAATGAACCGACGAATCGACCGCCTTAGGCAGCTTTATATCGATGCCGTACTCAATAGCATAGCGAGCATCGGACAACGCGAAGCTGCCTATGCCCTGCGCGAGCTCGGAATACCTGTAGAGACGGCGCTACGCGTGCTCACGCGGCCTGAAGAGCGTCGGCGCCGTACTCAACTGGCCGTGAATCAGGTGGCGTCGCCCATACTTGCAACACCCGGCCTTCTTCCATCTCCATGACCAGGTACGTGCCGCTGGGCGTGATGACGTGAAAATCCATCACGACACCGCCCGAGCCGCTGGCGTCCAGTGAGACCCGCCGAACAACCGCACGCCTGCCCACATCAACCAGCGGCGCCAGGCGGGCACCCCGGTACATGCGCTGGCCTCACGCAACACGGCATCGGCCGTCCCGCGCTCGACCAAATGCGTGCTGTACAGGTAGTCGTGCACGACGGCCGCCTCGCGCGCGCAGTCGCCGGCAAGCAGAAACACCAGAGGCAAGCGCGGGACGCTGGCTAGATCGGTCTGGAACCCGGCCGGCACCGTGATCGTAATGCCGGCTACATCCGACTCGTAGGCCAGTGCTACGGCCAGGATCCATTGGCCGTCGTCCTCGTCATCGGCGATCTCGAGCACGCACCGACTGAGGAATCGGCTCATGTCGCCGCTGCGGCATCAGCCGCGTTCATCGCCGCCCATTGATCATGCGTCGACCTGACGCTCTGACCGATACTCGCGAACAAGTCAGCCAGCGCTTCCGGCGTCAGGCTCCCGGCCCTCTGCATAGCCTCGACCTCGTTCAGCAATTCGGCAACGAGCGGCGCCAGGGCCATGGCTGCTGCAATCTTCGGATCGGTGGTGGCGAGCGCCTGGGCGACCGCCAAGGAGGTTTGAAGTGCAGTACTGGCGAGATTCTGTGCTTCGGTCCCCATATCAGTTTCCTTTCTGTGCGACTTCGAGGATGGTCAAGGTGGTCACTGCGGTGGTGACCTGCTGCGTAGCTGTGCTGGAGTCAGCCGGTAACGCACCAGTACAGATCGGCGTGATCTGGCTGTCGAGCAGGGTTACCTGGTCGATCTGCGTGCGGTTCAGCTTCCCGGCCCGACGCAATTCGAGCGCGCCGGCGAACGCCGCGCCGTAGGCAGCGCAGGCCTGCGTATAGCTGACCTGGGCGCTTTGGACAGAGGAGTTGGTCTGCGCGGTCGACGCGCAGCCGGTCAGCAGCACCGCCGATCCGATGGCCAGCATCAGGAGCAAGCCCAAATGGGCGAATCCACCTTGCCGATCAGGTGCGGTAGACGCCGCGCTGGCAACGTCCTTGATGTGGTAAACCCCCAGACCGGCCAGCGCGAGTTTGATGCTGCCGATGATGTCGTCGGTGCCGGGCACCTTGAACACCACGAGAGCAATCCACGTCGCAAAGAGCAAAACGCCGATGAACAGTTTGATGTATGTCGAATTCACTTCTTTCTCCTTCAGGGTTGGTCAAAACGTTTGAGGTTGCGGCCGTCCATGACGGCAATCACCTTGTCGGCGTACTTCGGGTCGGTGGCCCAGCCGGCCGCCGCGGCCGCGCGCGCCCAGCCGGCGCCGGTCTTCTCCGCGAAGCATTTGGCGTAGCGCGGGTTCTGCAGGAAGAACTGCGCCCGGTCCTGCACGCATGCCGCCCAGCTCGGATAGGCGCGGAAGGTGCCCACTGGGTGGATGTCGGCGCAAGCGACGTGTTCGGTCGTCCGGAACGCGACAGTCGGCCCGCTCCAGGATCGATCAGCCTTGATACCGAACAGGTTGTTGCCCAGGGCGAGCTTGCCCCAGCTCGATTCGAGCGCGGCCTGCGCCAGCGTGAACGACGCCGGGATGCCGCTCGTGCGCTGGCAAGCCAGAGCAGCCGGCAGCAGCTGGTCGAGAAACTCAGCGGGAGTCATGTTCACCTCCGGTAATAGCCGGTGCCGGGATATCGGCAGACAAATTGAACCTCGCGTTCGCCACGCTCTCGAGCTTGAACAGCGCGCGGCTGCCCATGTGGGCCATGATGCCGACGAGGGCGTACTTCAGGGACGTGGGGGCTCCGATGTAATCGCACAGGTTCGCAACGACAATGCCGGTGAATCCGGAGATGACCAGCTCGCCGATAAACTCGGTGACGTTCCAGGCGCGGACGTGGCCCTCCTTCATCTTGCGCATGAAGGAGGCGAGGCCACCCAGGAGCGACAAGCCGATGAGTAGGGCCCAGCTCAGGATCACGTCGAGGCTGAAACTTGGGTTCGGAGATTGATTCATATTTTCCTTTTATGAGGCAACAGATCCGTACGTCTTGAAGGTGCCGGGCGAGCCGGCCGTGGTGCATACCCAGCCGATATTCCCGCCTGGGGTCGGCGCGGTGTTCAGCACCTTGTCTCCGACTCCCCACGTACCGCTCGTGGTTGTCGAAAAGCCGCCCCATACGGTCCTGGGGTTCCAGCTGTTGAACTCTTCGCGCAAGGCCACGGCAGTCACAGCGAACAACGGCGTTGTCACGCCCGTGCCAGCGATATTCCCGAGCATGGCCGCAGTGCCGCCAGCGTTGTAGAAGCCACGCGAGAGGCCGGAGATGTTCGATACCGTGACGTTCTGGACATACGCATTGCCGGTCGCCTGGTTGAAGACGCCGTAGTCGACGGCGCCATTAACGCGACCGTTGGTGATACTGATATCGGTCATCCCAGCCAGCACATAGATGCCTTGCGCGCCGCAGTTGCGGATGTCGAACCTACTCAGCGCGAACTGCCCTGTGCCTGACACGCGCACGCCGGCCGCAGTATTCGTGTTGATGATGAGGTCTTCAATCAGCGTTCGATCGACGTCGGCCACGGTGACGCCATTGCTCGGCGAACCAATCGCGGCGATCGTGCGAGCGGTGAACTTGGCTGAGTTGGCGATCCTGATGTTGCCCTGGTTGACCAGTGCTTCTGAATTGGTCTGCGTGCCGAAGCAGTAGGCGCTGTCGATGTCAACGCTGTACAGCTGGTCCGCCGGTGAGGTGCCGGCGAATTCCAGTTGCGGCATCACGCCGTCGCGGCAGGTGACGGCACCGACGTTAACGACGGTTTGGCATGGCCCCGTGCTGGATGGCCCGACCTGAAGGGCGCGCCAGCAGCTCTGAAAATCGCCTTTCTGAACCGTGTACAAGCGGCACGAGCCCTTCACGCGAACGACGCAGAACTGGCTGTTCTTGGCCTTGATGTCCTCGATGAAGATTTCGTCGATGTTGCCGTATCCGTCGACGCATCCGATGCCGTTGTTAAGGGCGAAGTTCGTCTGGTCGTTGTACGCGTAACTCGCGCGCCCCATGCCGTCGATGTTGGTGTGGCCGTACATGAAAATCGAGGCATTGCCCGATGTCGTATAGTCCGCCCCAGCAAACGTGCCCCAAATGGCCACGGGCGCATACAGTCCAAGCGACAGCGGTCGATCGAAGCTGGCCTTGAAGTCGTACGTGCGCAGGAGGACGTAGTCCAGCACGCGGACATACGATGGCGTGTACCCCAATGCCGTCGGCGTGGACGGGTCGCCCTTACCCTTGCCGTAGACGCCACCAGTGAATGTCGGGTTCGCCAGCGTCACACGCGTGATGTAACGGCGCAGCGACGAGTCACCGCGAATCATCAGGTAGTCGGATGTGCCGTTGATGAATGTGCCGTTCTCGATGTACAACTCGATCGGCGCAGTGCCCACGACGTCCGGGATGGTGATCTTGAAGGCAGCGCCGCCAGGCTCTGTCGCGGTCTGATTCGTGTAGTTGCCGTCAAAGGTCGGTGAGCCGATGAAGCTGAGCGTGACGCCATTGGTTTTCACCGTGAACATGCCCGTGAGGGTGTTGTAGCCGGCCGACGAGATGTCGGCGCCGGCCTTGCGCCGGAAGACTGCGCCCGGCTCGCAGTCGAACGTCACGGTGCTGGCGATGTTGATCGTGTCGATGACGTATATTCCGGCTGGAACGCGCACAAGCTTGTATGCAGCAGCCGTGGCAATCGCGACGGTAGCGTCCGAGCCGTCGCCCAGGGCGCCGAAGTCGCGTACATTCACGTTGTCACGCAGCTTGTCGCGCACCGTGCGCACATAGGTCGATCCCGCCGCGACAAAGCCGATCAGCGATGAGCCCACCGCTGTCACAAGCTGGGCAATGTATGCCATGGCCGAAGCGAACCCATTCATTTCTGAGGACGTCAGTGCGATCGCGACCTGAGCCATTGGCCCTGCGAGCGCAACAGCGTTCCCACCGTTGCTGGATTCGGTGATCGTGGTGCGCTGGATGGTATTGGCCCCGACATACGTGCCAGTACCGATCTCATACGGGCCCGTTGGCACGCCCAGCGCGTCCACGCTGCGCAGCGTGTAGCTAAACGTGTCGCCAACACTGCACACGTCGGAGAATGGGCGGCTGCCCACCATTGCCCCTGCAAGGATGAGGTTTCCAGTGCCGGTGCTATATGTCGTTTCTTTGATGAGGTCTGCGCGGATAAATGGCATGTGGTTCAACCATAAAAAAAGCCGCCCGAAGGCGGCTCATCAAGTTCAGAAATGGTCCTACAAGACAATGTCTAGTCCTGCCAGGTGATCGCGGCGACCGCTGTAGTATTGGCAGCGGCGTTTACCTCATCCTCATACTTCTGTCGATTCCCAATTAGTGATCCGGCTGCCACGCTGTACACGTCAGCATTGGCAATCACGCGCCCCGCAAGGTCATCGATGCTGATCCCTCGCGCTCTGGCCATCGCCGCGAGCAGCGGCGTTGCCGCAGTGTTGTCGGCCACATATGCCTTGGCCTCGGCCTCCTGTTTGAACCAGCTTTGAATTTCATCCTCGGGATACGCCGCCTTGAGGGTTGCGATACGTGTCGCAAACGCCGCGCTCAGCTCCGCCAGCTTGCGGAGCTTGAGCTCGTCGAGTGATAACGACGACAGCGGGTCGACCACGGAAGGCACGCCCAACATATCGTGAGCGATGCCGCCACCAAGCTGGCCATTCATGAGAGCGTTGTACTGGTCATCGGTAAGGCCGACCGCGTCTCCCGGCATTGCATCGCCAAGAATGCTTGGGTCGACAAAACCGCCGACCGATTGTGAGTAGAATTTGGTCACGTCAATATCCGATCACTAAGATTCGCCAGATGCGGTTGATGGTGTCAGGGCTGTACACATAGCCCGTGCAATTCGCCGGGCCGAACCCTTCGACAGAACCGACGACAGGCTGGGATGCCGTTGCGATGTTATTGCCGGGACTTATCCACCCCTGCAACATTGCGTTCGGAAATGCTGTCGGGAAGGTGAACGTGTAGTTCGTCGAAATGCCGCCCGTGTGGTTAACGTTCAACTGTCCCCACTGCAGGATCAGTCCCCCAGGCAGCGGCACCCAATCGCTCCCGGTAAACACGTGACCAGCTCGACCGCTGCCGTACAGCTTCTGAAGCGCCGTCAGGATCTGGTTATAGCTTGTCTTCGACGGCACCAGCCCGCCCGCCACGACGATGGCTCGCAGTTCTTCCTGGATCATGTTGAACCAGGACGCGCGCTCCACCGTAGCCGGAACACCAGATGCCGGGTTGCCTTCCGTCCAATATCCCTCCGGTCCAGCAGCTTCTGGAACCGGCAGGGTTGCCGACGCCGATAGATCATCAATGCGATACATGGTTGTCCTTTATGTAAAATTGAAAAGCAATGTCGTGTGGGCAGGTGCGATAGCCTGCAGCTCACAACGCAAAACTTCATTGCCCCACGTAGCGAGAGGCTCACCTGCAGCCGACTGTCCAACACGCGCGGGCGTTACCGTGTTGTTCCTCGTTGTCACGGTCCACACAGTTGCCCAGGCCTCGCTATTCATCCGCTGCCCGACGCGGCTTTGGCCGACACGGGAAACCGAATACTGCTCGATCGTGATGAGATAGCCGAGGCTCTTGGCGTAGGTGACGATCTGCTGCGCAGACTGGCCGCCGATGCCGGCGAAGCGCGCAAGGACTTGGCCGCGCCGCTGCTGTATCGTTGGCGCCGCGCCGGCGCACGGATCGGGCAAGCCGAGTGTCCATTCCCACTCAGGCAGAAGCTGGGACGTCGTTGCTGGGAATCCCTCCGCTATCGCGTCATTCGCACGCACGTTGGTACGAGCGTAAATCTGAGACAGACCCGATGCGACAGAGGTCATCGTGGCATCCGGATCACGTGGCCAGATGCGGCCACGAGGCAGGAGGGCCTGCAGCGCCGCGAGGTAGTCCGCCGCGCTGTAGATATACGCCGGCTGCGATGCATAACGAACGACTTGGCCGGGCCTGGCGTACTGGATGGATGCGATGGCATAGGCGCCGATTTGGTCGCTACCGTACATAGCAATTCCTTACGTCGTGTACGTGATTGAGCCAACGGTCGGCAGTCGGCCGGTACCGCTCGCTACGTCCGCAGTCGGCGATGTGATGATGAAATTGTCGACGCCAGCGACTCCAGCGATCGCAGCCCAGATGTGAGCCAGCGGGATCGTCCCGCCGGGCGCGCCAACGGCCTGGAACACGCTGGCGATCGCTCCTGGAATAGCGCTTTGCGCCGCGGAGGGAATCCCCTGCAGTACAAAGTTAATCGGGTTGGCGATCGGTGAGACCACATAGACCAGCGTGGTCACGGGCTGCAACAGAAAAATGTGGTCGGCCACCAGCAATTGATCGCCGGTCGCGGTCGCGCCGCGCGACTCGCTTGCCGACACGCCGTCCCCACCCTGCGGGAATCCTCCAGACGCAGAACGAACGGTGTCGAGCATGATATAGACGACGACGCTACCGGCGCCGAACCCATTGCCATTCACCCACGCGCGCGTTACGCCCGGCACCTGCCGTGCCCACCGGATGTAATCTGAGGCCGATCCGCCCTGTGCCGGATTCTGGTACGCGAACAACATGCGCGACCTGAGCGCATCGTCCTTCTCCAAATCGGCGCCGCCAGTGAACGCGGTTGATACGGATCCTGTCGACTGCACGCCCGCGATTGGCTGCGCGAGAGTCATCATCGTGCCGGTCGCGCAGTTCCCGAACGCACCGGCCGCACCGGTCGGGTCGGCGTCGGCCGCCGCGGCAACAACTGCCTGGCCAGAGCCGTCGATCATTGCGCCCGTTGTAACCGTGTACGTGACGCCATCGCTGCGCACTAGTTGCGCACCGGCCTGAATGCTCGAACCAGCGGAGCCACTGAAAGTGACTGCACCGCTTGCCGATGTCGCGGGCGTACGCGTGACGCCGATGAGGCCAGCCCAGCCCTCGAGGAATTCGTCAGTAGCCGTGAATGGGACGGACTGCTTGGCGATCCAGTCCAGGTAGCCATAGTGGAGATTCGCAAGACCGGCCTGCGCGTCACCCATGATGGCGAGGTTGGAAAACCGCAACAGCGGATCGGAGCCTGGCAACGCCGAGGCGATATCCTGCGCGACCTGTTTGCGCAGGTCGGACAATGACGGTCGGGGAAAAGGCATGGGTATCCTAAATCGTGATTTTCAGACCCGCTGGGGCAGCATTCAGGCCAGTCCACACGGACGACGAGTTGAGCGCGATGACTGCGCCACTTTGTTCATAGGCGACGATGTGGGCGCCGAGCATCCCCGAATGCGTCCATTCGGTCACGATGTCGAACTTGGCCACCACCCCGTCATCGATCAGCCACTTGAGCGCTTCCGCGATGTAGTCCTGCGCGCGCGACAGGGTCTCCGTCGTTTGCTTGGCGCGCCCCAGCAGCCACAGGCGCGAGCCGATCGGATAGTCCCGATCGTCGCCCCACCATCCACGGGGATCGTTTGTACCGTCCGGGATGTCGTCATCGGCGGCGGCAATACGGTCTGTGAATAGGCTGACGAGAATGGCCGTCGCGAGGTCACTGCCACTCGCCAGTGAAGGGCCGCGCAAGGCCCAGTCCCCACGGCTCAGCGTCGGAGACCAGATGATGGAAATGTCGCTCATTCAGTTTGCGTTGTTGTCTTTGAGGTTACAGTGCCGGTGCCCGCTGCTACACCTGACACGTCGTGCTTGTGGCCGTTGTAGATCGAGCGCATCTGCGCCATGTTGTGCTGGTTCGCACCGACGTTATCGATGATGTCGCCAGTCACCTCCAGGAGCGGCGTGACCATCCGGACCTTGCCACTGGCATTGATCGTCACGTTGGTCGCTTCGTTGACGACCACGGCCTGCCCTTTCGCGTCGACCACAATGCCGCTGTCAGCAGTCAGGTAAATCGACTTACCGTCCTGCGTATAGATCATTGCCTCCCCAGCTTTCAATCCCTTCGGCCGCGATGCCTGATGGCCAGTTGCCACAATGGCGCCGTTCGAGCGGTCTCCACCGATGAAGACAAGCACCGCGTCCGATCCTACTGGCGGCATCGACGTGAAACCGAACTCGGCCAGGCGCGGCACGTCGTCCTTGATTTCGTCGGCGCCAAGCTTGATCTGCTGGGTTTGAACGGATCCGGTGTCGTTCCCAGTAGTGACGCGACCGCGCCCGATCGCGTGCAGGATCCTCTGGTGGAGGCGTTGAATTGCATCGATCATTTGGGCTCCACTGGATTGACGTCGGCGAAGCCCGGCAACAACACAACTGGCTGCGGCAGGAAGGCCTCTTTCGGCATGAGCACTAGGTCCGCGTTCGTGCCGCCGTGCATATTGCGGCTGTACGTGACTTCGCTGATGATCCACGTTGCGTTAGCGATCCTCAGCGCTGGAATGCTGATCGGCGCCAGGCTACCCGGTGACCAGAGGCGACCACTCTCGTCACGCCAGCTGTCCGCGGTCACGCGAACTGCCTGCGATCGGCCGAGCCTGCGCGCCATTTCCCACTGCACACGCTTTTGCAAAACCGGAAAGCCGAGGCTGTCGCCGGCCTCCGCGATGACGGCCATTCGACGGTGACGGGTCACGTTCGGGTCGGTACCAGTCACCTGCAGATTGCCGATGTCGCCGAGATCCCGGAACATGTCGAAGGACTGGATATACCCGTTCACCTCCGAATACCTCTGATCCATGCTGTACTCGACACGCGCGCGCTCGATGTTCTTGCCCTGTTCGAAACCGCTCGCCATCGTGTCGGTTCCGACACGATCTAGGCAGAGATCGCCGTTGGCGTCCTCGTACGCTAGCAGCGCCGCAAACCGGCAGATACGCTCGATGACGCTAAATGCGCTCTCGCCGAGGATCAGGTTCTGCACGGGGATTCGTGGGCCGAGATCGTTCACCTTCGCATACACCTTGATCGGCCGAGCCGTGGCACCATTCGAGAACACACCGTAGGGCTTGGCGAGCTTCTGCGCGATCTCCAGCGCATTTGCGCCGACCATCTGCCCTCCCGGCCATTCCGCAGCGCAGTCGACCAGGTCCGCGCATTTGCCGCGGCCCATGACCGTAATCGTGTGCTGTCGGGGGTCGATGGCCGGGGCGTAGCGATCCACGTAGCCGGTCACCACGACGTCGCCCCCAAGCTTTACCACGCACGGATCGCCAGGCGTGACGACAAAGGAATTGGCCTCGTCTGGATACAGCTCCGTCATCTCGATTTCAAAGTCCGACGGTACGCGCTCAATACCACGTGTTACGCGCACGCCGGTCCAACCGGACAGCGCACGACCGCCCAGTTCCAGCGTCAAATCGTCATCTATCATTTGGACAAAGCCTTAAACGAAGTCGGCATGAACGCCGGGTGAACGCAATTCGATTGCGTCACAAGTTCATCGGCCCGCGAGCTGTTGCGGTACAGGCGCTGCGCGAGCGCCAGTGCCGGTAGCGGCAAGGAGCTCCCCACCGTCATCGTCGTTGGGAGGCCGGCGCCGCGCGCCGCCAGGTCGGCGGCGACGACGGTTCGCAGGGCACGCAACGCGTTGTACACGTCGTCCGCCCCCTGATCGCCCGCCACGGTAATTTCCTCATCCAACTTCGCGCATAGCGTCGTGCGCAGTGCTGCCGCGTCGTCGACGGACGCTGGCTGGTAGGCCAATGACACGCGCGCCATCTGCACCACGGCGGCTCGACGCAAGAGATCGTCCGTCGCCACCAGGGCCGACTGCTGCGCTGCGCCCGAATCCGCCACCGTCGTCGACGATTCGGAAAGGTTAGTCATCAGGCGTACCGCATCTGCTGGCTCGCTTGCCGAGGCTGCGACGGCCTGTACCAGGGACTGGGCGATTGTGGCAAAGCTCGATGTCGTACTCGAGCTCAGGTTACCCGCCCCCGCGGTCGCGCTGGTCACGAGCGAACTGACAGCGGCCCGTGCTGCGGACCCTCGTGCGACGAGGCCGGAGACAGACACCGAGCTATTCGCGGCGAGCGACGTGTTCGAGTTCAGCCCCCCCACGTTGCGTCCGTTGGCGAATCGCCCAACCTGGCCGCCAATAGTCGACACCAGGTTGACGAGGTTGGTCGCATCGTTCGTGATGCGTTGCGCGGTCGAGGTCCATGCCTTCGTCACGTTGACGGCCCGCTGTACCGCGGATGCGCCAACCTTCAATGCGCCTGCGATGGTGCGCGAAAAGCTGCTTGCGGAAGCCGAATCAGCAGCCGATGCCGCATCTGTGACGGCCGATCCGGTCGGCTGGCCTGCGCTCGGGAACAGACGTTTGCCGGACTCGATGAACGAGAAGTAAATCTCGAACATGCGCCCCCTGTCCCACCGCTCGGTGACCTTCAGCCGGCCGAGCAGAGTGACGTTCATCTCGCCGTACGTCGGGTGCACGAGCTTCGAGTCGCCATCGTCCTTACGCTCGCACGCAGCGATCATCGCATCACGCTGTGCAATGCAATCGTCACCAACGAGAAAGCCCTGGATATCCAACCGGCGCGCCGATCGCCCCAGGTCCTCGACCCACACCGTATCGCGGTACGGGTACTCGTGCACCACGTTGCGCCGGCCAAAACTCGAATCGCCTATTTGTACCTCGAACGGCACGCCACGGAACGATGCCACCTGAAGGCGACTCATCCATGGGGCGCGGTCGCTGCGAAGCGCGGTCAATCCCAGGTCCGCGCCCGCCTTGGTTACGGTGCCGATACCAGATTGCATCTGGTTCGTGAGCGACATGATGTCACTCTGGATGTTGTCGATATTCATGGACCTCCCACATCGGTCGACATGGCCTGAACAATACGCACAGGCATATTCTTACCGCTCGCGCCACGCGCCGTGGCGGTCATGCCAGACGGGGCATTCTTGAACTCGATCAGGACATGTTTGATCGTCTCGTCCATTTTCGACGGGTCGTACGAGCCAGCGCCATTCTCTTGGCGGATCATCGCAGAGAGCAGTTTTGCCATCGTGCTAGGGTCGTTGGCGTTCAAGTGACCGGTACCGACCTCACTTTGCACGGCCGAGATGTAATTCGCGGTCTTCTGCACGCTGTTGCCGGGCGCGTTCGCCGGCGACCAGCGGCTGACGATGCCCGCGACCGTGTCATTGCCACCACCGAAGTAGGCGCTCCCCATCAGGTTTTTGACTGCCGCTGCGATACCGGCCTCCATCGTCGAGAAGACGGCCTCCCTGCCTTTCGGCTGGAGGTTTAGTGGATTATTGCTGCGGATACCGAGAGGAGAATTGATGCGAAGTGGCGCACTTTTTGCGGCTGGCTTTTCGATGATTTCCGGGCGATCTTCGTTTGGATCATCCCCGAAGAGCCGCCCAAATTCTCGGACGACCGCGTCCGCCCACGGATAGCTCTTCTTCGTCGTGAACCTATTGAGCCAGTCGAGGCTCGACTGCGACGCCGAAATCAAGCTATCACCGACCTGGCTCTTCATCCCGTCTAACGTCAGCTTCAACTTGGATATGGACTCTGCGAATTTCTCGGCCCGCTTGATGGCCGCGTCATTCGGCACAGCACCGAGTTTTTCGGCGCTAGCCTGATAGTCCTCGATGGCCTTCTTTCCCTTGATCAGCAACGGGTAGAGTGCGTCCACGCCAAAGGCCTGCGCAACCGTATGCTTTGCGCCGACGTCTGGTTGAGCAGCCATCGCATCAGCGATGTCCTTCAGGCTCGCGATGGCATCGATCGAGCCGTCCTTCGTGTAGCGGAATGTCATGCCCAGCTTGGTCATCAGCGCGACGAGCGGCTGATTCCGGCCCCAGCGCGCGTCTTGCATCGTCTGTCGCACTGACTCCAGACTGCCGTCCATGGCCTCCGCTGACAACCCGGCCAGGCGGGCGGCACCACGCATCGTCACAAGACCTTTGCTGGTCGTGCCGAGCGACACGCTCGTGTTGTCGATCTCGCGTGCAAGCCGCGCCCACTGCGCCGTCATTTCCGCCACACCGGCGACGGCACCGATCGCGGTAATGCCGGCCATGGAGCCGGAGACAATGCCGAGGCCCTTTGCTACGGTACCCACGGCGCCGCCCATCCTGCGCAGGCTATCGATGACGGGGTTCTTGGCGACCTCGCTGCCTATCCGCTGGATATTACGGACCGGCGCGACGGCACGATTCATCGAGTCGTTAATCCGCTTGATGGTCGCGGTAGCCTTGTCGACAGCGCTGATTGTGACGGTCAGGTTATTGGCCATTTGGTGCTTTCTTCATCATGCGTTCAGCTTGCTCGTTCCACCAACCTAATCCGCCCTCGCCACTCCATGGAAGCGACCACGCGTCGCGCGGCCCCCAGTGGTAGAACAGGGTCAGCTCTGCAACGACATCTCGCCAGTTTCGGGGCCAGCCGCTCCGAACCCGGACAAAAAATCGTTCGCCTCCGTAAAGTCGCGTTGGCCGAGGTTGTCCGCCACAGCCATCGGCACGCCAGCCACCTGGGAGATAAGGGAAATCGCAACAGCAACGTTGTTACTGCCGCCGTACGCAACCGCTTTGGACATCTCTTTGGCGACTGGTTCGCGCAGGTTGAGCTCGGCGAACGTCACGCCTCCGATCTCAATCGGCTTGCGCAGTACGATGGTCTTCTCTTCCATTTACACCTCCTCGACCGTCAGGCCTTCGAACTTCACTTCGAAGGTAGCTTCGGTGGCCTTCACCTCCTGGCTCTCGACGGTCCACATATTGCGGCCAACGACCATCTTGCCGTTTGCCAGCTCGAGCATGACGGTCACATTCGTCATGGCATTGAAGTCGGCCACAGTGAGATTGCCGGCATCACGGAAGGTGCCGGAAATCGATCCGGCGATCGGAGTTTCGCTGTAGCCGTGCACGCCGCTCTGCCCGGTCAGGGTCTCACGCTTGACCTTGGAGACGCTGTATGCCGCATCAGCAGCAAGCATGTAGCTTTTCCCGTCGACGGTGATGTACGCAACACCCGCCAAACGGTTCGATGTATCAGCCATAGAGGCTCCTTAATTTAAAGCGCCGCTCGAAGGCGGCGCACTGGTCGATTACTGCAGCCGGAACTGAGCCAGCAGCGCGAACACGCGAACCTGGGCGATGAGGGTCGCCGGGAACAGAACGTCGACGCGGTTCGGGTTGCTCGCATTCTGCGCAACCACAAGCGCGTCCTTGAATGCGTCACCCTTTTGCACCAGGCCAGCGTCTTCAAGCGTCCGGTACGCTGCGATCAGATCGGCGCGAATCACGTTCGGTGTGACCACATTCGAGCCTGGCGCGTAGCGCGTACCATTCGCTGCCAGCTTGACGCGCGCGTATTTGCTGGTCACGACCGCCCGCAGGGCCCGGAGCACGTAGGCCAGCGTGAACATCGTTTCGATTTCCAGGTAGCTGTTGTCGGCCGCACCGAAGGCATTCTTCTGGTACGTCGTGATGAGGTTCTCGATGTACACAGTGCCGTCATCGCCGACGCTGAAAGTCGAGATGCCGTCGTACAGCAGCACGTTGCGGTCGGTGAGCAGGAAGCGCGACTGCAGCGGCGGCGCCAGCACCCCCTGGATGGCTACGGTTTGCAACGGCGTCGCCGGATCGGCACGCAGGCTCGTCGCCGCGGCGCCCGCCAGAGCGGCGGCCCAGATCCAGTTCGGCGTCGGGGAATCGTTGAAGCCCATGATGCTACCGTGCTGGTCATTCCGACCGGTGCCCAGCGTGGTCAGAGTGCCCACGGTGCCACGCGCCGCCGCGAAGAAGTGCCCGTACAACTGAGTGCTCCACGACCAGCGGCCGGTTGTGTCGTTCAGCAGGGTCTTGAGCGCGTCCAGGCTGGTCGTATCGGTGTACGGACTGACGATGAAGTCGAACGTCAAGTTCGACAGGTTTGCCAGCGCCGTGGTCAGCGACGGAGCAGTCGCGCCGCTGCCCATCGACGCGATCGATACAAGCAGGCCGACCGGGAGAACTTCGCCGCCGCGCGTGCCGAGGTAATTGAGGCGCAGATCGATATCGTTTCCGGTCGGGCCCTTGTTGATCGCCGTGAGGCTGACGGCGTTCGATGCGGCAACGGCGGTGACGGGCAGGCCGGACGTGGCGTTGATCGTCGCGGCCAGTGCGCTCGCCACCTGGGCGGCTGTTTGCGTGGACAGCACCGGCTGTGCGATGCGCACGCCACCGATGTACAGGTACAGGGTACCGTTCGCGGTTGCCGCGGCCGTGATCGTGATGCTGCCGACCGCCGGGGTTGCACCCGCGTCGTCGGCCAGCGGCAGGTACCAGACTTCACCGAACGTGTCGTTCAGGCGGTAGGCCTGCGTCATCAGGTGCAGCAGCGAGCCTACGCCGCACACCGCCGCTGCATCGTTCACACCCTGCGACATGGTCGGCACATTCGGGACGGTGCCGGCCGCGATCGCGGCAGCGGTAACCTGGCCAATGATCAGGGCACGCTGACTTTGCTGCGAAGTGTTCGCCTGCGAGTTGTCCACCTCCGCGTAAAACAGCGGAACGCGCAAGGTGGACGGGATGTTTTTGAATGGGATCGTCATTTACGCTCCGATGTCTTGTTGCGGCTTCGCCAGCACCACGTCGCCGTCACGCAGGCGCCGGTTCCAGTATTCGGTGTTGGGCACTTCGCGGCCCTCTTCGGGCAACAGGTCGAGCAGGTCCGGGTCCCGGATCACGAGGCCCGGCGCGGGTTGAACGTACATAGTGTTTTCCTTATTGCGGAAGGGGAATGTCGATGCCGACCACGCCACCGGCGCTAATGGTCACTTCGGCGAGCGGCACGGCGACAGGTTCCAGCGGGCCCGGGGCTTCGAAGACAGGGTCGAAGACCTCCACGAGCTCACACCGCACCGACCACTTCGTCCATGCGACGAAATTGCGCGCCTCCGACGTAATCTCCGTAGAGGTTTCGATCGTGATCCGCTGCGTCAGCCTCACGAAGCCGGGGCTCGCCAGCAGCGCCTGCTCGATGTGAGCGTCAAGATCCTCGATCTCGTCCTGCGCAGCCTCGCCGGTTGCCGCAGCCAGCCGTGACTCCATCTCCAGCGTGACCGCCGACGTGAAGTCAGGCCTCGACGCGGTCATCGTTTCCTTGCTCGTATAAGACACGCGGACGAGGAGCGACGGCATCGTTTCGGATTGCGAAGGCAACACGCCAGGCGAGGCAAGCAGCCTGACGCGATTGGTCGAGCGCAGAACGGACAGCGCATCCATGGCGGCACGCCGGATCTGGCGACGCGCGGTTATGGGGAGATAGCTCATCACGGGTCCAGGTTGAGGATCAGGTTCGCCCAGCCGTGACTGTCGTCGCGCACGTCGTTGACGGAATACGTCTCACCAGTACGGAGGATCGTCAGGCGGTCACCCTGCAGGGGCTGCGTCGGGAACTGGGACAGCTGGACTCCGAGCATGGGCCGTGCGGTTGTCACACCCATGCCACTCTGCGGATCGATCTCGACATATGCAGCAACGAAATTTCCGGCGATATTGAATGGCCGCGTCGTCGCCGGCATGTAGCGGACCGGCTCGCCAAACACATTCACGATCGGGCCGGCTACCAGGCTGTCCCAGTCAATCATTACGCGCCCTGGCCGTCGATCTGGATCGATGGGCCGACGCCGGCGTCGACAGCGTCGTCGTCGGGTTCGGCGATGAAACCCTTCTCGTACAGCGCCTTCGCTTCGCTCAACGGCAGAGTCAGCTTCGCGCCAGGGCCGTGCAGGACGCCGTCGACGTCGACCGATTTGCGCTTTGCCACCATCACTTCGATGGTCTCTTCTTTATTATTTGCCATGTTAGATCACCTGTGCGGACATGGACGCGTTGACACGCGACGGGATGACGATGGGAGCCGACTGCATCAGCAGGATGCGCTGCGCGGGATCGTTCTCGAGCCAGGTCTTCGGAGCGTAAGGCATCGCCTCGTAGTTGAATGCCGGATCCATGATCATGCCGAATGCGCGAGTCCCCAGCAGCTGGTCGCTGACGAGGGCAACGGAACCGTCAGGAATCATCGGCTGCTCGACGTTGTTGTCGTCGACGAACCAGTCGTTGTAGACCCACAGGTCCAGGTTGCCCCAGCGTCCCTTGTACTGAGCACCCAGCTTGACCTGCGCACCCGGGTTGATGTTGTTGCCGTTGTCCGACATCTTCGGGTAGATGATCGCGCCCTGCAGCGCCGGGTCGAGCTTGAAACCCTGCCAGGCACTTGTGCTGAACACGACGTCCGAGACGACGGCGCCCGACTTCTTGAGCACCTGTTGCGACCAGGTCTCGATGTCATTCGATGGCGATGCGGTATTGGCGGTGATGTTGGCTTGGATCCATTTCCCGCCGGAGGCCTTCGCGATCGTCAGGCTCGGGTCGCGACCGAAGTCGACCACGACGGTCGGGAAGCCGTCGCCGGTAATGGTGACGGTGCCGCTGATCAGCGCCGATGCCGCCATCCATTCGAGGCGACGGTTCAGCATGTCCAGCTGGTCGGTCAGCTCGGCTTCCAGATTGGCCGCTTCGCGCTCGGCACCGGTCAGTGCGCCGCCGATGTGCTCGCCGATCATGCGGCGGACGGGCTTGCGCAGGTCGGGGGCGCGCTTGTCCTTGACGTAGGCTGGCTTGAACTGGTTGGTCTGGTAGCGGCGCTGTTCGACCAGCTTGCCTTCGACCAGCGGCGAGACGAACGGCGACATGCGACGCTTGCCGACATCGACGTCGATCGAGACATATTCGGTATCGCTCATCACGACCGTGCCGAAGAAGCGGTCGAGCAGGAACTGCTGCGCCAGCTTCAGGTTCGGCACGACCTGGATCAGCGCGTTCGTGTCGTACATGAAGGTATTGTTTGCCAAAGGCATTGATGTTCTCCAGTGGAAGGGGCAAAAAAAATTCCGCTCAAGGCGGAATCATTTGTTGGCCCAGGGATTACGGTTAGGTCGGGTCAGCAGCCGAGACGGCGGACTTGACGAAAATTCCGAGCGGACGAAGCGCATCCTTCAGTCCGGCCAGTGTCCAGGATGCGTCGAAGTTCAGTGCATTACCGTTCAGCTCACCGGTCAGGTAGACGCCGCACTGGACGGCGCCGCCGCTGGCATCAGCGACGTCGGCGAGGACAGCAACCGGGTTCTGGCTGCCGTCGCCCGCGGTTTTCACCGACAGGATGTAGTTGCCGCTGGCCGTGATCTTGCCCAGCACCGAGCCACGCGGCAGCGTGCCGGCGCCGAGCGTCACCGTGTCGGTGACGATCTTCTGGTTGCCGGCGATCAGTTGGTCCGGCAGATAGACCTCGGCGGCAATGCCGGGAGCCTGGCCGTTGTCGCCAATCGAAGTGGTTGCGAGAGTCATGCTTGCCTTTCAGGTTGTCTTGCGATGAAAAATCAGGATTCGCCGCGACGCTTCTTGCCAGCGGCGAGGATCATGGCGGCAGCGCCCTGCGGACCATTCGGCGCGGCCGCGCTGCTCGCCCCGACGTTTTGATTCGGCACCTTGGCCATGCGGCTAGCCAGCGATTGTTGCGCCGCCGGCGCAGTGCTGCCTGCGGCAAATGCGTCCAGCATGCCGATCGCGGCCTTAGCGCTCATGCTCGTGTTGAATGCCAGGTGAGCTGCGACATCCGGGCGAGTGCCCGAAGCCTTGCTGCCGAAGATGGCGGCACAGCGTGCACGTTCCTTAGCTCGCGCGGCCTTTTCCTTATCGTTTTCACCGGCGGCGTCAGCATCCGGGTCTTCCTCATCCTCGGCGTCGGCGCCGTCCTTGTCGTCGTCGCCATCCTTCTTGTCCAGCTCTTCCATGCGTTTAGCGTAGTCGTCGTCGGATTCACCATCACGCTGCTTGCGCTCGTCGTCCTGGCCCGTGTCGTCGCCATCCTGGTCGTCTTCCGCGCGGATGCCCGCGCGGCCCAACAGGTGAGCGAACGAAAAGGCCTTGTTCGTTTTTTTAGCCATGCTTGACTCTTTCTATGATTGGTTGATTTCAGCGAGCAATGCCCGAAATGCCGCGTCCGGCGCCATGACGCCGTCCGCGAGCCCCTGCGAAACGCCTACTTCACCTAGGTAGGTGACAGCCTGCGTTGCCCGGACCTGCTCGGCCGGGATATTCCTGTTGCGGGCGACCGTCGTTACGAACAATTCACCCATCGTGTCGATCTGCTCCTGGAATCGTGCCTTCGCTTCGGCAGACAGTTCGATCTCGGGATGGCCGTCGGCCTTGCGGTCGCCGTACGTGAGGATCGTCGCCTTGAAGCCGGCCCGGTCGAGCGCTTTGGACCAATCCATATGGATCCAGATCACGCCCACGCTCCCGGTACCGCCGGTCCTTGGGACGTAGATCCTGTCGGCCGCACTGGCGATCGCATACGCCGCGCTATAGGCGGCCTCGTTGAGGATTGCCCAAATCGGCTTGCTGCCACGTGCCTCGTAGATCGCGTCGACCAGGTCGAAGCAGCCTGCGACTTCACCACCTGGGCTGTCGATGTCCAGCACGATGGCGTCGACCTTCGAATCGCACAGCGCCGTCAGAAAATTTTGGCGGATGCCGTCATAGCCAGTCATGCCCGAGTACGGGCGCAGCGTGCCCAGTTTCTGCACCAAGGTGCCGGCGACTTGGATAATGGCGGCGCCACCGATCACGTCATAGCCCAGGCGAGGACTGTCACCAGGCGCGTTGTAGTCGTAATCGTCGTCCTCCATCATGCGCACGCCGCGCTGGATCTGCGCGATGCCCATGCGTTCCGCCAGGGCGGCCATGACAACCTCGGCCTTGCCTGGCGTGATCGCCAGCGGCGTATTGAACAGTCGCTGGGCGAGGAATGGGAAATTCATTAAGTCGGCTCCTGTGTCGTTGTGGCCTGGGTCGCATCTGCTCCCACTGCCCATTGCGGCAACGGCAGGCCGTGGTCCTTGAAGCGTTGGATCTCGATCGCGCGCTGCGCGACGGTCTCGCGCCAGTCGTTGCCGCCCAATTCGGCCGCTTCGTCCTCGAGCGTGGATAGGCCCGCGTCCATACCGAGTACGGAGCCCTGACGTTCCTTAACCGGATCGATCACACCGCGGCCTGGCCCCATCCACTTGGCACGTGAATACGCACCTCGGAATTCGTGGTACGGCGGCGCGCCAGCGGGCAATGGCAGGTTGTCGACCTCCATCGCTTCCTCTGTGAATGCGGCGACGACGGGCTGCCCAAAGCCGGTGGCGAACGATGCGCGCCGGCGTGACAGGGTTTTCCAGGCCTCGAGCAGAGCACCGCGCGCGGAGCTGTAGTTCACGTCCGACCAGTCATTGCTCACCTGCTGGGCGGACAGGCCTGCCGCCGAGGCGACGTTACGCAAAACCGCTGCCTCGAAGTCGCGGAAATTGGGGTTCGGACGCGTCGCGGTGACGGCATTGATCTTCTCGCCCGGATACAGGATGGGCATGCGCGCGCCATTCAGCTTGAGCTGCGCTTCCCCGTGATAGGCCTCACGGTCTTTCTGATACGCGCCGACGTCATCCTCGCCGGCCAGCGCACCCTCGACCATCGCGTGATCGTATGGCGACTCGATGTATGCGGCGAAAATCGCATTGATGACTGCAGCATCCAGCTCGGCCACGTCGTACTTGACCAGCATCTTGAGCCGCTGCAGCACCGGCGTAAATATGCCAGCGCCGCCGCGGTGCTGCCCGGCACGTTCGTGCTCGAAATCGTGCACGATGACCGGGCGTCCCCACTCGGTTTCGCGCGGAATCCGCTCCCAGGTCATCGAGTCGGCCGCACTGAAGTAGTCGCCCTGGTGGGCTCGGCGGATGTGGTAGAACGCCGCGGCGCCGTATTCGTCAATCTCGACGCCGCCGCGCAGCTGCTGTGAGTCGAACCGCAGCTGAGGATTCGATAGCCGGTCGGGATCGATGATCTGCAGTGCAGTAGCGTAGCGCGCCCGACCAGGCGCGACACGTTCCGGCAGCCAGCACAGCTTGCCGAGCGCATCGCCGTCGATCAGTTTGTGACGGAACGCCAGGTACCACATCTGCGGCATGGTCATGTTCCGCTGCGCATCGCAGTAGTGACCGATGTCGAGTGCCCACGTGCGGTAACTCGCGCCAAGCGCCTCGCTGAACTCGTCGGCCCACACGTGGTCGAACCCCTTGATGCCCGTGTGCCGCGCGAGCGCCAAGTAATCCGGCTTGAAGATCGGCCGGAAGTTCGCGCCGATGACGTTGTCCAGCGTGCGTGTGACCGCGCCGGATGCCCAGCCGTCGTTGCGCACCAGGTCGCGAACGCGGGCGACGATCGTGTCGCGGTAGATGTTGAGGTCGCCGTCGACAGAACCCAGGTACGGGGTCCACGACGACATGTGCTGGCCGGTCCGGTCGGCAGCGTCATAAGGCACCCGGCTGCCGCCGACCAGCATCGATGCGCGGCGCGACCGGATCGGATTGCCGCTCGCGTCGAGAATAGTGACGGGACGGCTCATCAATACCTCATCGTCATCGCGCGGCGCGGACGGGCAACGATGCCCAGTTGCGCCTGCAGGGTTTGGATCAATGCTGCGAGGTCGGCGATATTCGCCTTCGTGTACGTAACCGACTTCGAGCCGTCACCTTGCGTGTATGAGTAGGACTCGCCCTTTGCCCCGGTCGACAGGTCGATATACGCCTGCTGGGCATTTGCCAGCGCCGTGCGGAGTGCAGACGTCTGCACACCCGCGAGCAGGCCGCGGCTGGGGTTGAAAGACATGATTTATCCTTTGCTTAAGAGGCCGGCAAGCCGGCTGCGCTTCTGTTGTATGCCAACGGTAGCAACGACGGGCGCCAGTGTGACGCGTGCCGATCGCAGCTTTTCAAGCGCGCTGCCCGCCTGTGCCGCAGCGGGCACGGGCTCCGCGACGTTCTCCGGCTGGGCCAGCGGCAGATCGAACAGGTCGGAGATCGGCGGGTTGACCGCAGCCTCGAGCTTTGCCCACATCTTGTCGGTGTAGCGATGCAGGTCGAGGCTATGCGCCGAGAACATCGCGTAGACCGTGCAGTCCAGCACCTCGTTGCGCTGCCGGCGCTTGACCCAGCGGTACTGCTCGCCGGTCGCGGTTCGCTGCAGCACGCGCACCTCGGCCGTCAGCTGCTCGTAGAACTCGTCGCCCAGGCCGGCCGAGAAGTGCACACAGCCCGGGCCCGGCGTCGTGACCTGCAGGCGACCATGCATCAGATCTTTCGCCGTGTCGGTACCGACCATCCACAGCTTGACGCCGCGCTGGATGACCTTTCCGCGATGGTTCACGTCCTGCAGGCTGCTGCGACCCTTGACGGGCTGGCCCTGCTTCGTGTCGCCCTTGACCGCGAAGATCTTGCGGCGCGCGCGCATGCGGCAGAAGTTGTACGCCTGGTGCGTGAAGTGGCCGCCGGTATCGATGGCGGCCGCTTCGATCGACAGGTATTGGCCGCCCTCGTGACGGAGCTGCAGCTGCAGGTACGGGTCGAGCTTTTCCTCCCACTCGCGCTCGTCCGCCGGATTTGCATCGATGACGTGATGGTCGACCACCCACATCTCCTCGCCGCGGCCGAATGCCCACAGGACGATCTCGAAGCGGTTGCCCTGCACGTCGATCCCGGCCACTAACACCAGGCCTCCGCGCGGCACCGTCCGTAGCGCATACTTTTCCGCGCGCTGCTTCAGCGCGTCGGCTTCGGTCTGCTCGACTTCTTCCTGCCAGGTCTCGCCCAGCGTCGTATTCACGAACGTTTTCAGTTCGCTGGTGTCGCCGGTGCGCGCCTTGTCGACGGCGGCCAGGTAGTCCCTGACGATCTGCTCCCAAGTCGCCTGAGGGCTGTATGCGGTCCAGACGTGGAACGCGATCGCGCGCGGCGTCGCAACCAGGTCGCCGTCGACGTTGCGGAAACGTGACTGCTCGTCGATCCACGTTCCGTCCTCGGCCACCCAACGCCCGAGGTGCCACACACGCAGATAGTCGGCCTGGTTGTACAACACGCCGCAATGTGGACACGCGTGGCCGACGGTCGACGGGTCCCGGTTGACCCACTTGAAGCCGTACGGCTTGCCCTTCCCGCCCCATTCGATGGGGTGACGCTCGCCGCAGGTCGGACACGGCACATGGAAGCGGAAGCGCAGATCGCATGTTTCCTCGCGCGCCTCGGTACGACTGAAGCCCTTGAGCTTCGGCGTCGACCCCATGATTTGCTTCGGGAAGACGGCACCTTCCGTGCGCTTGCCTGCCAGCTTGTCCGGGCTTCCCTCCTTTTCGATGTCCTGGTCGAAGCCGTCCAGCTCGTCCAGAATCGCCACATCGACCGAGATCCGGCGATAGCTGCGCGCGGCCTTGCCACCCTTGATGTACAGGCGGGATCCAAGGAAGACCTTGCTGCTGAGCGTGTCACGCTTGTCGTTGCCTTTCCCCTTCGGGAAGACGTCCTCCATCGCCTTCACGTCGCGCAGCATCGTGTCGACCTCGACCTTCACGAACTCGTCGGCATCGTCGTCGGTAGGCTGCCACACGGCCTGGTTACGGCGCTTGTGATGCGCGAAGTAAGCGATTGCAGCAACCAGCATCTTCGTGTAGCCGACCCGGGCCGACTTCTTCACGACGACGACTTCGATGTCGTCGTTACTGAAGGCGTCCATGATCGCGGGCTGAAACGGGTACGCGATCCATGCCCCCTCGACGTACGACGACTCGGCGCTCAGATAGAAGTGCTTGGCCGCCCACTCCGACAGCCGCAGCGGCTCGGGCGCCTCAAGGCTCTTCAACCCCCGGCGAATCGCCTTCTGAATCTCCGTCATGTCCATCGTCTTCCTCCAGCTGCGCAGCCGCGGCGATGTTGCGTGCGCGGTTGATTTCGCCGGTGATGATGGCGATGTCCTCGGCGGTTAAATTCTTCGATCGACGTTTGATGTTGACGGGGATGGATTCCAGCACGGCGGCGACCTTGCGCCCCATCGTGGCCAGTGCCATCTCCAGCGCTGCCACCGGCGCGAGCTCGCGACGGGTCACGGCGTTCTGCATTGCGATGCGGTCGCGCTGTTCGCGCGCCAGGGCGGCGCGTTCTGCCGCGAGATCCAGTTCGCCGGCGGCAGCCCGGCCGGCGGCCTGCTCACGCAGGTGCGCGCAGTAGCACTCCAGCCAGATCCCGGCCGGCTGGCCCTGCCGCAGCACTTCGCGGCGCAGCAGATCGCTTACGGCCTGCTGGCTGATGCCGACCAGCCGGCCGAAAGCGGACTGCGTCACCGAAGACTGCAGGTCCACCATACAACCCCCTTAGAAAATTTCTCGAAGTAGCGAAAGATCGGGGCGCGCAATGCCCTCGATACCGGATCCCCGGGGAAGGACCCATCCGACCATCCAGCCCTACCGCGCGATGCTCAAGGCAGCGGCCAGGGCGTCCGCGAAGTCCCCCTGCAGGTGCGCGTCGACCACCCGCTGCCCGGTCGCGCCGAACTCCAGGCACTTGTTCACCGGAAGCGCATCGCCGAAGCGGATCAGCAACTTGAGGGTTGCTGTCGGCCCCTGGTTCAATCCTCGGAGCCGTCGGCCATTCGCGGCTACCAGCTTGCGACCTGGTGCGGTCACGCGCTGCCACACGCCATTGACCGGGCCAGCCTTCGTCTTGACGATGCCGATGAAGATGTCCGGCCGGGCCTTCAGCTTCGCGAGCGTCGCGCGCGGCAGTTGCCCGTACTGGTTGAGCCTGATGTCCTTGGGGTTCAGCAGCGCGCGACTACTCAGGAAGTGCTTGCCGCCGTCCTCATACGGCTGCAGGTACTTCGCAGCGATGTCCTTCACGAACACCGCAGCCGTCAGGCTAGCCTTGTTCGCACGGCTGACGCCGATCGAGTTCTGCGTGAACGGCGTCGGCTTAGTGAACTTGTCGCGGATGTTCTGCTGCTCGGCCGGCTTCACACGGCCAGCGACCTTGTTCAAGGCCTGGGCCGTCGCGTACGGCAGCTGCTTTTGTGCGAGACGGTCCAGGCTTGCACTCAGCCGCTTGATGTTCGAACTGACGTCGATCTTTATCATCACTCACTAACGTACAGATGACCATCGCCCGCCTCAGGCCATATCAAAGTCTGATTGTCACTGGTCTGCGCAATGCAAACCGGTGCGTACGTGACACCAGCCACGCCCCCACCGATCATCTGGCTGACCTTATTGCCGCTGATCGATGTTCCTCCAATGAGCATGTCGGATGGAGATGGGTCCACGCCATCGACTACCCTGACCTCCCACACCGCGCTCTCGATGGTCACACCTGGAGATAACAGCGGGGTGAGGTCGGTCGTAAACACCTCCTTCTCTATCGATCGCTTCGGGCTGAAATTTGTCATAGCGTTCGTACTCTTTTCTGTCCTATGTATGCACGGATGCGCGACCTAGCCAGATATGTCCGGTTCGGATTCGGGACGAGCGGCCTTGCCGAAACCAAATCGACAGCACTGCTCACCCGCGTTGTCGACATGCATGCAACGCGAATTGAAGTCGTCAGCGCACATGTGCTTGCGGACGGCATGCTGGCCCAGGCCGCGATCGGGATCAACGTGTCCAGCGCGGCCGATGCACCGCACGGGTTCACACTTGACGCTATCCAGGCTCCCGCCGCAGTCGACAGCGTGGCGCCGGCGTTGGATCGTGAAGTGCTGCCCACTGCGCACGTGATCGCCATGCTGACCACGGCGCCGGCCTGCGCCGCCGATATTGCTTGTGCTGCGACCTGGACAGCTGTGTTCAGCGTGGCGCCGCTGCTGCAGCGTGTCGCGCTGGACGCCGACCAGGCCGAACCGAGCGCCGACAGGTTGGTGGCCGCACTCGATGCGCTGGCGCCGCCGGCGGAAAGCTTGATCGCAGTGGACAGGACCGCGCTCACGCCACTCGTACTGCTGGACGAAGCCGACCACGCCGAACCTGTCGACAGGCTCGCGCCGCTGGTTGATGGCGTCGCACCGGCCGCGCCGATCCGCACGGTGGTTGTCAGAGTGGCGCCGGACGTTGACGGTGAGGTGGCGCCGGCGGCAAGATTGATCGTGGCGGTCAGTGCCGCACTGGCCATGCTGGGGATCGTGCCGGCACCGGCCAGTTTGATCACGGCATTCAGCGCGGCGGACGTGGCGGAAGTGCTCGCGCCGGCCGCCGCGATCTGCACGCCAGCGGACAGGGCGGCGGCCGACGTCGACGACGATGTCCCGAATGCGCCGCCGAGGTCGAGCGTTGCGGGTGCCGCGCTGTAGGCCAACCACAGCCGCCGCGGCGCGGGCTTGAACAGTTGCCACGGGTTGTCGGCGAGTGACACATGTTCTGCGTCAGTTAGTGGACGATTCCATATCGCCACCAGCATCAAACCGCCAACCAGCCAATTTTGGGTATTGCCAGTTTTGCGCGCGCCGATTGATATGCTGGCGTTCGGCGTGAGGGCCGTACTTGCGAGGGCGGCGCCGGCCGTTTTTACGCCCTTTTGATAAATCGCGTATGCCGTGCTGTTGACCGTCGCTCCCATAGCGAAGCCAGTTGCAAGGTCGGATGCCGAAAGTGCTAACGGGGATACCACACTTCCGTTGCCGCCGGAGTAGAACGGGATTAGTTCGGCCTTACCCGCGTTGAGACGGAATTGAAAACGGCGATTTGTCCCGTCGTCGTCGTCCAGTGCGCTTTGAATACCACTCGATGGGCCTGTACCAAATGCGAACAGGCTATACACGCCTGTTTTAATCGACGTCTGGTTAGATGGCGCAAACAAATAACCGGAGCTTGTCGACAAGAGCTGCCCGCCCGTTCCGGCGAGTGTATTAACCGCGCGGCCATACAGTGCACCATCGCTGCTTCGCACGTACGGAATACCGTTGCGTCCATCTTCACCCCAGCCTTGCGCCTCGTTACCCATCGTATAGGCGAACACAAGACCCGCCGTGATTGGATTACTCCAATCGATCAATGGGTTTTGCTGGGGTTGCGAATTGCGGACGCGCTTGCCGACGATAGCAGCCATTACGTGTACTGAACCGCCGTTGCCGCCACCTTCATCGTCCAGTTCGCATTAATCGTCTGACCGGAACGGTTGATGATGTAGACGTTGTACAGATACGGCAGCAGTTCCACCGATCCCGATTGCAACAACAGCGCCGACCCGGCAGTCGGGACGCGCGCAAAAACGAACGATCCGACTCGCATGGGGTATGGGATATAGCTCGACCCCGCGGTCGTATCAAAGTCCGGGTAGCTGCTGCCATCGATGGCCGGGATGAGGTACAGGTCGGCGCATGTCGTACCGGCGACAATGCCGGTATTTGCGGCCACAGCGGCGGATAGCGAGAACTGCGCCACGAGTGCGTCAATTGCGCCAGCCGTGCCGCCGGACCGGCAGTCCAGCGTCGCGGCCTGCCCTGCAGAACCCGTCGTCAGGGATGCGCCTGTCGTCGTCAGGGTTATCGGTGAACCCTCTTGCCACTTGATCGTGCCGGCCATTATTGCTTACTCCATGCGTCAACGATGTCTCGCGCGGTCGGCGCCGGGACGTTGATAATTTCAGCCCGGCTGGCCGGCTGGAGCGCGATGTTCTTCAGTTCAGCGCCGAACGCAGACGACAGCATGCCGGCCGCGACGAGCTCGTCGATATTGGCCTGCGTTTTCGGATGGCCCGCATCCATACCCGAATCCTGCTGCAGGAACGTCATCATCCATTTCACGGCGCTGACGTTTGCGGCGGCGGCCTGGAGCGCGTCGAGGAGCGCGGCCCCATCGGCACACTCGGCCAGGATGGTGCGCGCCGTGACATAGCGCGTCTTGAGCATCGTGTACGTCGGCATGTTGATCAGATCGACCACGCGCACGGGATCGAACGGCAGGTGCGCGGCATACCCGAGCCCGGCAGGATCGTTTTTGATCTCGGCGGCCAGCGCCGACAGTTCAGCCGGCGTCATGGCTTAGGCGCCGAGTTGCGAGGAGAACGCAGCGGCCGCGATGGATGGCGCGGCGTCGCCCGCATTGACCGACTTCGGGGTGGACAGCATGGCCCATTCCCACGGATTGCCGCCGGTCGATGCGTCATAAGCGACCACGCCGACGACCTGGCCGCCGGTGGGGTGCCACTGCCCGGTCGGCGACGGGAACGTGATTGCCGCGTTGTTCGACGTGGTACCAGTGGTACCCGTCGACGCGACCGTCGTGGCCGCCCCCTGCGTTCCAGCGAAATTGGCGAGCGTCGCGGTCAGGCTGGCGCGGGTATAGCCGGTGCCGCTGGTCGATACTTCGGCGTAGGTGCCGGCGTCGAGCGCGACACTTTGCTCGGTGAACACCGCGCCGCCGTCCGTGATGGCCTCGCCCCGCGCGCCCGCGAATGCCGGAGCACTCGGTACCGACGCTCCGGTGGTGCCCGCTGTGGTGCACTTGTACAGGTAGTAGGCGCCGCCGACTTGGAACACGACGGTGTCGTTCAAGGCGTATGCGGTCGAACGTGCCAGCGTGCCCTTGCTCGCCGTGATCAGGGCAAAATAGTAGGTCGCCGGCGCGCCGAGCGCCTGGCCACGCCAGCGTGCGTCGGTGATTTTGTTCTGTGCATAGTCGGTAAGTCCGGACATGATGTTCCTGTTCGAGAAGTGGTTTTTTCAGACGGCGTTGCCACTGTTTCGCCGTACGTGATGCATGCGCTTAAGATCGCGCCGCCTTTGGTCGACCGAAAGAGCGACAGCGAGCAATGCAAGCGGAACCAAGGCCAGCGCCGAGCCGAAGAGGTAGGCCCAGCACATCATCGACGCGGGCCGAGAGCCGCACGGATGACCTGGTCGCGGTAGATGAGATTGAGGTCGCGCGTATTCATACGGCCTCCATGACGATCATCGGGATCTGCCCTGCGCGTTCCATCAGCTGTTCGCCAGGAAGCAGTTGCGGCCGCACGTGTGCGACTAGCGCGCGGCCTGCCACATCGCGCACCAGGACATCGACTTCACCAGGCCGGCGCACGACCGCGCCGGCCACTTCGACTCTCAGCATCGGGGCAACACGCATCACGCACCTCGGAATAAAAAAACCGCCTGCCAGTGACGGCAGACGGCGAAGTCCAAGTCGGAACTTGGGAGGAGACACTGGATGTGTTCGGAAATGAAAAAGCCCTGTCGGGCGTACACCGGACAGGGCTTTTTTGAATTCTTTCTCAAATCGCAATTACTGCGAGATTAGAGAAAATATACATGAGTTACGACATTTCCGTCAATCACTTTCTGTCGGCAATGCAACACCATCCCTTACCAGTCGCTCTTCTAGGTGCTGGAGTGCCCGTTCCTCCAGTTGACGAAGATGATTGCGCATCTTGAAAGAGGCTCGCTCATAGAGCTTGGCGTTGCCGCCAAATGACTTGGCAATGTCCTCAAACGAGATGCCGACCTTCTTGTGGTTTGCGAATAGGCGCCCAAGCATACAATCGATCGCGAACGACGGAATCCTCGGGAAGATCGGACGGAACCAATTCGACAGCCCTTTGATGGCATCGATGCGCTCAGCGGAGAAGGCAAAGCGCCGGCCGCCCTGGCCAACTGCCGGGCTACCGCCCTCCATACCGGAGCGACCGTTTGCCCGATCAGCGGCGATCTGGATCGTGCGCGCAGTAGACTCCGCCCGGGCGAGCGCGGCGCCGGCATCGCGCACATCGTCCCGCGCGGCGTAATATTGCTCCTTCACGGATGCCGCAGTCGACGCCGGAGCAATTCGCCCCTCGTAGGCAAGGTGCTGCTCGCGCGCTGCATCGAGAGCCTTGCGCGCCTGGAGCAGCTTCTCGCGCAGCGCGTCGACGTCGGCCGCCGCGCGCTCGAGCGCGTCCACCAGCTGCTGGCCGACCAGGTCGCCATCGCCCACGTCCTCAAATTCCACGTAGCCGTACTTCGCCTGCAAAGTCCACATCTCAGCCGGCGGCAGGTGCTTGACGGCCTGCGTGATCATCACGCATTGCGCGCGCACCTCGTCGCCGCTCAGGCCGCCGAAGTTGATCGTCTCCGACGGCGCGCCGCGCAGCTGCTCGAGCCACTCGTACTGCTGGCCGTCGAGACGAATCGACTCCATCGCGCGCATCAACGCCTTTCGCAGCGGCGCATCCTGCATCGCCGGCTGGCTCATCACCATGAAAGCCACATGCACGGCTTGGCCTGTGCTGGCGAAGATCGTTTCCATTTTCTGACCCACTACTCCCATCGCTGCCCTTTCAGTTATCCCGTTCGCCACGAAAACCTCTTACTTCCCCGATTTTGTTTCTCTTATGCAAACCCTCAACATCCTCAACATACCCTCAACACATCTAACCTTTTGTTTTCATTATCTTTATTGACGGTATTGAGACTATTGAGGGTTAAATTGAAATTGAGTTGAATTCAATTCGCCGCTTCCTTCCTTGGCTTGCCCTTCTTTGCCCACCACGCGTGCGCGTGGAGCCTCAAAAAACCATCAACACCCTCAACACCCTCAACATTGCCTTAATATTCAATCACTTACACATGTTGACACTTGACGACATGTGGACGGTTAACCCTCCATAACTGGCTCGCCTCGATGTCGGTATGCCTTCAAGTCCTTCTCGAACAGCGCACTGGCGGACTCGGCCCATTCGCGCAGGGTCTGGCCGGGCGGGTGATCACCCACCAGGAACACAAACCTCTGCTTCACCTTCTCGCCGTATTCGTACAGGATTGCCTTCTTGCGTAGCGCATCGCCGGCATAGCGCTCAACCGAGGGACTGAATATAGTCAGCGAGGTGTACTTCGATTCGCCGGACCGGTTGCACCACACCTGGAAGGCGTCATACAGCTGCTGCACCGCGCAGGTAACGAAAGGCAAAGGCAACAGCCCGCGCGACCATTCACGATAGAAGCGCTCGGCGGGCGCCAAGCTCTTCTCGATCAGGTTGTCTTTTGCCTCGTTGTAGAGGGGCTTGGTGTGCTCGTTGAAGTCGCCCATGTCCAGCTCGTACATGAGGTAGTGATAGAACGCCTGGATGCCCCCGGCCTCGATCTCCTTCCAGACGCCTTTGTAGAAGTCGGCGCCAAGGGCCGGCGGCGTCCACACCACCAGGTAGCGCCGATCGGTCTTGTCGAGCGCGAGCGGCTGCAGCTCGTTGGAGAGGAACACGAAGTTCATCTGGTTCTTCTCCGCGTGCTCCGGCAGCCCCTTCGGGTTGACGATAACGGTGTCGCCGGCCACCAGGTACTTGAGCTTGCCCTTCATCTGCTTGAGCTCGGCGCGCGTGACCACCTCGTCGGCCACCATAAAGAGCTTCATCGAGGCCCAGTCGTTGAAGTTCGACTCCAGCTGGGCGTTGCCAATGACATAGCCATATTCCCCGTAGATGGCCTTGACCACCTTCTCGAAGAAGAAGTTCTTACCGGAACCCTCGTCGCCGTGCATGATGATGGAGGTTTCCATCTTCGCGCCAGGGTTGCGCAGTGGGAAGGCCAGCCAACGCAGAATCCAGGTCTCCAGCTCGTGGTTGCCGTCGCACAGGTGCAGCAGCAGGACGCGGATCTGGAAGCAAATTCCCGCCTTCGGTTTCATGGGCCAACCGCTGAACAGATTGACAGTCGCGGTCGGGCCGCTCTCGGCAGGCGACGGCGTGTCCTTCGGATCGAACACGATGTTCTTCTTCAGCACCCATTTGCGCGAGTCTCCGGACCAGAACTTCATCACGTCGCTGTTCGCGACGATCGTGCGCATCGCCGACACCTTCATCAACATACGCTGCCGGCAGTCCCACACCAGGTCCTCGCCGTAGATCAGGATGAAGTTCTCGAGCACGTCGTCGACTGCGTCCCAATGCGCTTGCCCGTAGACCTTCTTGGGCTTTTCTTTCCGCGCCTTCTCGCCGTCATCCGTCTCATCCCCCTCCCCCCGCGCGGGAGCGGAGCCGGGTGCCATCGGCGGATACATCTTCGCCTGCACCGGCACCGCGTTCGGCAGGACATCATCCGCACCAAATCGCTCATCAAAATCCGTCGGCATTTCCTCAGCCGCCCCCTCCTCTGGCCGCTCCGCACCGAGGGGGGCGGGGGGAACGCCGCCGGCGCCGGCCGCCGCCGCTGGAGGGGTGAGGGGAGATGGCGCAGCTGGCTGCTCGTCGACCGTGACCGCTTGCGCGGGTGGGGCGGGAGGGAAGGATGTGCGCTGCTCCGCAGCGAGGAGAGGTTCGCCGGCATCCGCCGGCTCCAGGATCTCCCGGTTACCGTTCGACTGCATCGACGACACGACGCCTGCCTGCTCCATCTGTTCGAGCAGACGAGCTGCCCGGTTGTAACCGATACGAAGATGACGCTGAACCAGGGAGATCGATGCCCGACGATGCGTAAGGATGATGTCGACTGCTTGACCGTAAAGCGCATCGGACTCGTCGTCGTCCTTGGCCGCTTGCGCGGGTTCCGGGGTGGCGATGAATGTGCGCTGCTGCGCAGCGAGGATGGCACAACGAACTTGCTCCGCTACGGACTCCGACCCTTCCTCAATCTGCAAATCGTTGTAGTCGGTGAGCTTGCGGCCGGCGCGGTCGACGGCGAACACAGGCACGACCACGGACGCGTTGCCGACTTCGGCCGCGGCCGCATGGCTGCTGGCGACGCCAGCGTTCTTGAACGTCGGCGTGCGAACCAGGCGGCCCTTGCGCATATCCGCCTCGATGAAGCGGATGCCTTGGGCGTCCGTACGCCAGCTCGCCAGGACCTCGACCGTCTCGCCGTCATCTGCCAGCACCGTGTGCGAGGCGCCGTCGATCGGCACCTGGACCGAGACGCCGAAGTCCTCGAGCAGCCGCTCGGCGAACCGCTCGACGAGCAAGTAGTCGTCGTCAGCCAGGAAGAGCAGGTGGGCGTTCGGGTATCGCTTGCGCAGCAGCCGCGCGACGTGCACCAGGTTGCCGGCATTCAGAGCCATGGCGACTGGCAGGTCGTACGAGCCCGCGACAGCCTGCCGTGCACTGGCGCACGTTGCGTAGCCCTCGCCGACCGCGATGATCGGCGCGCCGGCCAGCGTGCCCAGCACATGGGCGACACCAATCGCGTCCATGCCGCTGTTGAGCTTCTTCTCACCATCGGGATCGATCTTCTGCAGGCCCAGCAACTGGCCATCGCGCACGAGCGGGATCATCAGCAGTTTGCCATCGGGGCTGACACGCAGGCCTTCGGCCGCTACCTGTTTGCGTGCCAGGTACGGATGCTCGACTGGGACGCCCGCTGCCTTGCTCCACTGGTCGCGTGCACGATTTGCCGCGAGCCGCACTTCCTCGGCACGCTTTTCCTCTTCGGCCTTCTCAGCCGCACGCTGCTGACGGACGTACTCGGCACGTTCATCGGCCGACATCGCCTCGACGTCGACCTTGACCGGCACCGTATTGCGGTTTTCGCCTTGAAAGAAGCCGAAGGCACCGGTGACGACCTCACGACCGGAGCGCAGCGTCATCCTTCGAAGGATGTACCAGCCCTTTTTCTGCGGGCCAAATCGTTTGAACTTCCCGTCAAGGACGGGGTGATTCGCTGGCAGCTGCGGCATGCCGTATTCCGCCATCTGTGCTACTACCTGACCTACGTCGCTCATTCGGTATCGCCCTCGTGTTGCACCGTAATGCTGCTGCGGTATGCAACCGGTTTGCCGGCATGCACCGACGGGATATCCCGGTAGTCGAACGCGCCCGGCCGCATTACACGCTGCACAGGACGATGCCGGGTCGACAAATCCTGACGCGGCGGAACGTAACGCCCGGGCGTTGGCGCGCCTGGCACCTCTTCCTTGATCACGAAGCCCAGGAATCGAAGCCCGGCCTCAAGAATGCGATGTCCATCGCCGTGCGGCGCGATCAGCTTCCAGCGAAGCAGCTGCTGCACAACATCCCGCTTGAATTCGAAACGCGACTGCAGAAAGGAAGACATTTCCATCCATTCGGCCTCGCCCATCGCTCCGCATTGGTACAGAGCCACGAGCGCGCGGTAAGCCCGGCTGCCGTGGCGCGGGCCGCTGAGATTACCGCGCGCCATGGTTGCCCCCCACTTGGCTGACGCCGTAGACGCGGATCATGAGTGCAAACACTTCGGCAACCGCTTTCTGCAGCTGCTGCACATCGTGTTCGAGGATGACTTCTTCGCGCTTGTCGATCACGCCGTCGTTGCTCAGTGCGTCATCGAAGTCGCGCGAGAAATTCCCCAGGAAGACATACAACTCATTGAATTTGCGCATGAGGTCTTCGTTCTCGCACTCGACGTCGGGCAGGCGAACAAACACGCCGCCAGTGGCCTGCGCGATCGCGTCCGCATAGTGCGTCGTCTTCGACAGCTGCTGCAGTGCGAGTGACTTTTCATCGGACAGCTTCTGGTCCTTGACCTCGTAAATCCGGTTACGCAGGGCGTTCGTGGACATGCCCAAGTAGGCAGCGGCCACGTCCCATCCACCGGTCACCGCTTCGATCATTTGCAGTTTGGCTTGGCGCAACTCCATACATCCCTCTGGTTTGTTTTGGTTTTGCAAACATTTACTTGGAAGTAAAGTTGCATCGTTGAAAAAACTGATGACTAGGAAATCTGCTGATGAATCTTGCTGAGGCAGTCCGGAAGCGGCATCTGGTGCAGTGGCATGACAACGGATTCATCCGAACCATCGAGCCGCACTTGCTTGCCCAATTGCGTGGGCAGCGCCTGGTTGTGATCGCGCTGCAAATAGCTGGCGGCCCATCTAACGAAACCCAGGGATGCTGGAAGGTAATCGATGTCAATGGCGGCCTAAACGTCGACCTGCGACAGCGGTTTGACCAGAAGAAGGATGTTCCGCCACATCTATTGGATCTTGTGCAGTGGATCTACGCGTCCGCCGAGCCATTAAGGTCGCTGCCATCCTGACTACCCTCCTGACGGCACTCAGCATGACAACGATCTCGATGCAGTTCCAATAATCGACTCGCAATCGCGAAGGAAGGATCCTTGCCCCTTGTCCCATTGAGGAACGAGCTGATAGTTGATTGACTGCAACCGACGAGCTTCGCAAGCTCGTGCTGAGTTAAGCCGCTTTTGAGAAGTTCCCGGGTGATCTGTTGTGTGTTCATGAGGAAATTATCACGTACGCGATCAATCTTGTCAATCGCCAACGCGATTGGCTTTTCTATTACATTTGTAATAATGAAGACACTTGCAGAACGCCTTACCTGGGCAAGAACTCAGGCAAACATGACTCAGCAAGAGCTAGCCAAAGCTACCGGGGTGGCCCAGTCGACTATTGCAAGCTGGGAATCCGGAGCGCGCGAGACTGGACGCAAGATCATGATCGTGGCCGATTATTTGAATATGAGCCCGATGTGGCTGGCGGAAGGGAAAGGTGAGCCGTATCCGTACTCAGAGCGCACAGTCAACCATCCACTTATCCCAGGCGCACAAGCGGTAACTGTCGTAGATAACGATTCGCCGGAGGTCTACCACATACCTAAGGTGAAGCTACGCCTGCGCGCTGGCGTCACCGGATTTCAGACAGAACCTGATACAGGCCACGGCGCCAGCACTACAGGTATTTTTCGCAGTTGGGTAGATCGCAAGGGGTACAACCCAGGGCAGCTAATATCGGTTGAAGTCCATGGCGAGAGCATGGAACCCACTTTTTACGAAGGTGATATCGTCGTAGTCAACCTGGCCGATAAGCAGCCGCAGGACAATGGTGTTTACGCGATCAACTATGAAGGTGAAGCCGTTATCAAACGGATGTCGCGCGACATCGGCCAGTGGTGGCTGATGTCGGACAATCCGGACCAGCGGAAATACTATCGTCGCCGCTGCGCTGGCACGGAATGCATCGTTATCGGTCGAGTCGTGTATCGACAAGGCGAAAACTTCTGATCCTAAGCGCGGGCGCTCAACAGCCACGTACCTTCTCTGCCTATCCAGACCCGAAGTCTACATAGGCACTGCCTCCCCTATCTAGAGTCCTAGAGTCGAAGCCTAATTGGGCTCTTATCATTAATGTTGTTGTTACGCTACATTCTCGGTGAAATGTAGCTGCGACCTACTCCGCCTTATCCGCTTTATCGCAAGGGCTGGCTCACAGGCCAAGCTCAACTCATGGATATCGCGAACGCGCTTGACACGACACATCGCGTTCGTGATAATTGCCTCAGTTCAAATAACCGAGGGAATCATGAAGAGAACGGTGATGGTCTTTCAGGTTTGCGCGTTCAATGGGCTGGTGCGCATTCAGTACAGCGTTATCGCACACTCAAGCTTCGATGCAGCAATCGGCGCAGTCGTACTGTTCGGCGATGAACCCTGCAAAGTCAACGTAACACCGCTGAAGGTCTCGCAATGACGTCCGCGACTCGCACGCGTGCACCGAACGCCCGAGCTCGCACGACGCCGATCGGCACCGGGGAGCTGCATCAGGCATTGGAGACAGCACGCGACCGCGTTGAGCTCGCGCGATTCTGCGATGCACACGTCTGCACTCCGGACGAGGTCTCGGCAGACGGCACGCGCCTCCACCTGCCGCGCGTGCTTCAACTCATGCGCGACCGCGGCTACCAGGTCGCCAACCCTGTTCAGGCACCGATGCAGCCGAAGCGTGGCCTCACGGCCTGGATCGTCCATATCCGCATGCCCAAGGTCGAGTTCGACATGGGCTTCTACACCCCCGACGCGCCCGCAAAAAATCCCCTACCCCTCACATGGAGCCAGCATGAGCACCACCGATATCGCATTGGCTGACACGTCATCCACTAGCAACCAAGACGATGAGAATTTACGCCCTACCGCCCGGACTACGCTGTTCTTCCATAAGGACGCGGTAGGCCTCTGCGGAGGCAAATTTCATACGACCGCTGGCGTCGACATTGCAGCCGTTGGCGGCACACCAGGCGGGGAACGTGTCGGGGTCGATATACGCTTTGACGACCACTGCCCCCTCCCGGACATATCGCTTGCGGCCTTGTTCCGCCTGATCCTGCCATTGCAAGAAGGTACGGGGCAGCCGGTCGCCGTCGACGAACAGGGCACGCAATTTGTCGTAGTCCGCTTCGCGATACCACGCCATGCCGAGGGCCTGGACCTTCATCGGTGAATTCGCCAATTCATTCTCCCAAGAATTTTTATTGAAACTCAAACAATAGCAGCAGCCAGAGCGGCAAGCAATTACGTGCCACCTCATCCTAGCTCTGCTACACCTGAACAGGAGCAAACATGGCACTCCCCCCGCCGCTTTCTGCACACGACCTGGCAATCGCTGACGCCCAGGCACAGCACACCTTCGATGACGGCTACTACGGTCACTTCGAGATTGCCAAGCTGCGCGCCTCACCCGACAACCGCAAGCGCTTTAATGAGCAGGCCCTGCAGGAACTGGCCGAGAGCATCAAGGCCATGGGCGTCGCTCAAGCCATCCTGATCCGCCCGGTGACGCCCACCGAAGAAGCGCCCCAGGAGTTCGAGATCGTCGCCGGCGAGCGCCGCTTCCGCGCATCGAAGATCGCCGGCAAGACCCATATTCCGGCGCTGTGCCGGAAGCTCAGCGACCTGGACGCGGCCAAGATCCGTATCCTCGAGAACCTGCAGCGCGAAGACCCGCATCCGATGGAAGAGGCCGAGGGCTACCAGCTGCTCATGCTGCAGCACGGCTTTACGGCCGACCAACTGGTGGACGAGGTGAAGAAAAGTCGTGCCTACATTTATGGGCGCTTGAAGCTGTGCGCGTTGGCAAGCGAGGTCCGCGAGCAGTTCCTCGACAACAAGCTGTCCGCGTCCACTGCACTGTTGGTCGCCCGCATCCCCGTCCCCGCCCTGCAGGTCAAGGCCGCACAAGAAATCCTCTCCCCGACTTATGGCGAACCGATGTCCCACCGGGCCGCGGCATCCCATATTCAAAACCGCTACATGCTAAAGCTGAATGCGGCCGTCTTTTCCGTCACCGATGCAAAGCTGTTGTCCGCGGCCGGCGCGTGCACAAAATGCCCGAAACGGACCGGGAACCAGCCCGAAATTTTCGACGGCATCGACGCAAACGTCTGCACAGATCCGGACTGCTTCGCGGAAAAGCGAGCGGCACATAGCGCGGCAGTACTTGTTCAGGCCAATAAAGAAGGCATCCCCGTCCTCGAGGGCGACGAGGCGAACCAAACGCTCTCGCGCCGTTTCAGCCAGGACAGTGAACTTGTGACGCCCGACATGAACCTCTGGTATTTCAAGCGTAACGCTCCGTCCACTCAGAATAACGGCTACGTCAAAGACTTCCTGACCGACGACGTCATGCCGACTGTCGCAGGCTATGTGAAAAAGGACGACGTCAACCTGACCCCGCTCTATAAGCGCGTTGATATGCAAGCGGCCCTCGAGAAGGTCGGTGCCTGCGAAACGGTGGAAGCCTACACCGAACGGATGGCAACGGTACAGACTACGACACCCATATCCGCCAAGGCCGAAGCCGAGAGGAAGAAGCAGGCGGAGTTCGAAAAGCAGGCGACCGAGGTGACGAAGTTCCGCGTCGCGCTCTATATGAAGTTGCGCATCCGCGCCGCTGAGAACGGCTTCAGCTTGCAATCGCTTCGCGAGATCACCAAGGTTCTGCTGAATGAGTTCGGCCTGCCGCGTGAGCTACGTGACGCGTATGCTTTCGATCCCCAGAGCGGCGATGAGGTAAACAAATATGTCGACCAGGCTGGCCTCCCGGAGATCCAGCTGCTCATGGTCGACTCCATTTTTGGCGGCGCTTTTGACGTCAGCGCTTATGACATCAAGAACGGTCACGCCGACGAGGACGACTTCTCGGTGCTCCTGAATATCGCCCAAAACGAAGGCATCGACGCCAATCAGATCCGCGAGGAATTGTTCCCGCAGCCGATCGACGTTACCAACATGCAGTACAGCGCCCTGGTCGACTTTATCAGGTCGAAGCCGAACCGCATCAACGAACTGAAAGACGCTGTGCTGCACTGTGGACCGCGCGGCGATCTCGTCGGCCCGCTCGAGCAAGCTGCGACCAGCTTGGGCTACGTCTACAGGGAGCGCGCTTTTGTTCTCGCCGACGCTGATGCGTCCCCTCCAGCAGTTGATCAGGTCGAGCATGCTCCGGCCCCGGCCGACGAAACAACTACTGCAGTGCGACAGGCCGAAGAGGCACAGCCAGCGGCTAACCAGGTCGACGGCGAACAGCTGGCCGAGCAGATGGCCGAGGTGACGCCGGCGACGGCCGATAGCGACGTGCAGACGTCTGTACTCGACAAGAAGGCCAAAGCGAAGCCGCCCGCAAAAACCAGCACGAGCAAAAAGGCCGCGACGCCGGCGCCGTCGAAGAAGCCTGTGCCGGCGGCCTCGACGTCGCGCAGCAAAGCCAAGGCAGCGTAATGAGCCTGAGCCAACCGGCCATCAGCGCGATCGTCTCGGCGCTGCTCCACGAACGGAAGACCCTTGCGGCCGACCTGGCGTTCTGGAGTGCGCGAGCACGACGCGCTGGCAAGACGTCCTACTGCCAGCAGATCAGCCAGTCGCTGCAGGAGAACACGACAGCACTGGTCGAGCTCGCGAACGGTATGGCCCCCTGGCTCAGACAACATCCCGAATACGTACTCATCAATAAAGAGAAAGACACGGCATGAACCCGCTCACTCAATTCCTGAAAGCTCGGCTGGCTGCGCTCGCTGAGACCTCTACCCGCTTCGGCAAGCTGGTCAAGCGTGCGCAACCGCCAGTCGCCGTCCACGCGCGGCCCGGGCACTGCGGCAATATCCTTACCCTGCTCGCCCACCTGTGCGACATGGACGACGACATGCAGCTGTACGTCCTGCGCTGGCTAGCCTACCCGCTTCGCAACCCTGGCGCGAAGATGTCGGCTGCGCTCGTTTTCAACGGCGGACAGGGCTCGGGCAAGAGCTTGTTTTTCACCCACATCGCAGCGGCCCTGTTTGGGGAAAATGCTGTAAAGATCAGGCCCAGCGACCTGTACAGCAAGTTCAACTACTGGGCGGTGGGCGCTAACCTGGTCGTCGTCGACGGCGACTTCGTTCCGCAGCATCTGGAGCGCATCAAGGCCTATCAGTCCGCAGGGACCTTTGAGATCACGCTCAAGGGCCACGAAGCTCGATCCGTCGTCAATCGCTTAAGCTTTGTTTATCTGTCGAACCGTGACGACTTCCTGCCGGCAGACACCGGCAACCGACGTTTTGTCGTCGTAGAAGTCCCGCCAGCACGTCCTCGGGGCTTCTATCAAGCGATAGTGCATGAGATCGCCAATGGCGGCATCGACGCCTTCCGCGAATACCTGATGCACGGTCTCGACATGGGTGACTTCAACGAGAACACGTTGCCGCCGCCGGCGCAGCACGAAGGCCGGAGGGCCGCGTGACCGGCCCGGTCGAAGCGGACCAGGTCGAGCCGCTCGATCCGACTGCCTACAAACACCAGGCGCGGCTGCTGAAGTCTGCCCACTGCGCCCGGCCAGTCGTGCACCAGGGTCTGCACCAGTTCATCAACGGACTGACGCTCTACCACGATGGCGGCCGGGTCGCGATGCTGGTCTACCTGGCCGGAATCCGCGACGGCATCGACAGCAATGACATCCGGATCAAGAGTACGAAACACGAAGCAAGCGAGGAGAATCGAAGTGAATAACGATCAACAAAAACGACGTGACGATAACCACCCAACCGGCGCCCTGACCTGGACCGAGCCGGCACCAGCTGCGGTGCAACTGGTCGACGTCATGGTTGACATCGAGACGCTCGGCACAGCTCCTGGATCCGCGATCCTGAGCATCGGCGCGGTGATGTTCGGCTCGGCTGGGATGGGCGAGGAGTTCTACGCGCCGATCTCGCTGGCTTCGTGCACGGAGGCCGGCCTCACGATCGATCCGGACACGGTGGCATGGTGGATGAAACAGAGCGACGCAGCGCGCAACGCAGCGTTCCGCGACGACGCACTCTCGCTCGCTGTCGTGCTCGGCAAGTTCAGGGATTGGTTCTTGGAACAAGGCGCCGAGAAGCCGTGGTGCCAAGGCGCGAACTTTGACGCTCCACTTCTTGAGGCCGCGTACCGCGCCTGCGGCATGACACCGCCGTGGAAGTACTGGAACGTGCGCGACACCCGTACGCTGTACGACTTGCTCGGCGTGAAGGTAGACCGCGCGCGTGGCACGCACCATAACGCGCTGGACGACGCACGGGCCCAGGCAGAGACCGCAGTGGCCGCGCTGCAGCGTCTGCAGCACGCGCGCGAACCGTTGTCCGAACGCCCCGCCCACCACTTCGCGTGCGAGCGGAAGGGATACAACCCGCTGTGCGCCGGATGCGAAGCTGAAGCAGCGCCGACGCAGGCCGCGCGCGACGTGCTTGCCGAGCGTTGCCGGCAGGTTGAGGCTGAAGGCTGGACGCCAAAGCACGACGACGCGAACGGGTTCGGCGAAATGGCCCGAGCCGCCGCATGCTATGCGCTGCATGATCGAATCAGCGTCAACGGCTGGGAGGCGTGGCCGTGGGCGACAGAGTGGTGGAAGCCGGACTTCGGCCGCCGCGACCTTGTGAAAGCCGGCGCGCTCATCGTCGCCGAAATCGAGCGCCTGGACCGCGCAGCAATAGCCGCCGCTCCGTCCAGCGCAGCAGATAAGGAAGGGGGCAACCGATGACCGATGAAACCGACCTGATCAACCGGCTGGCCGCCGCTGTCGCCGATCGTATCCGGCCGCAGATCCCTTTCGACTACGAGATGTGGGACATCGCCACAATCGCGGCATGCTTGAAGCTCAGCGAAGCTCAGGTGCGCGAGCGCCTTGCGCCGCAGCCAGACTTCCCGAAGGCAGTCCGCCTGCCGACGACTAGCGGGGCCAGAGGGCACGCTCGCTATCGCGCGAAGGAAGTGTTCGCCTGGATGATGAAGTATCAGGACAAGCACTAA